TACCATGTATGGTTTCAGGGTTGACTTATTATTTATCGATGAAGTATGCTCCACAATTAACTCAACAAATGAAATTAGTTTATGAAGATGAATTTCAAAGAGCACTTCAAGAAGATGGTTCAGCTTCTAGTACATTTATTACACCTAAAGCTTATTACCCAGGAACTTAATGTCTAAGTACGCAACAGGAAAACATTCAAAAGCTATATCTGATAGATCAGGTTTAGAATTTCCATACAGAGAAATGGTAAGAGAGTGGAACGGTTCATTTGTTCATTACACAGAGTTTGAACCTAAGCAACCACAACTTGAACCAAAACCAATTGGTGGTGATGGTGTTGCATTACTACAAGTAAGACCAGATAGAACAGAACCAATAACAACTGTAATGATACCACAAGATGGTTTTAAAACTTACCAAGCTGGGTCCGGTATTATAAATGTTAATGTGCCAGGACATGGTTTAACAAATGGTACAACTTATTTATTTAGAGGTGCACCTACAACATCACCTGGAACAGGTACTCCAACTAATCCTGTATTTGCTTATGGATCAATTCCAAACTTTGATGGGATAACTGGAGCACAAATAACTCAAGGATCTGGTTATGCAATTACAACTGGACTTTATGATAATGGTGCTAGAGTTACAACAGATTTTGCTTTATCAAATTTCTTCTTCTTTACAGTTAATGCAGATACTGCTACAACGGGAGATATTAAAGGAGGAGGCTATGGTTGTTCAGTAGGACCCATAACTATAACACCATGATTAAAAAATTTATTAACTTCATTAAAAATATGTTTAAATGTGAAAGACAAGACCCTCATCTTCAAATGTACGAAGAACTACGTCCTGATAAAGCAGATAAAATACGTAGAAAACATGGAGGAGATTCTAAGTAATGGCTTACACTTTATCAAACTTACAAGACGATGTTAGAAATTATACTGAAGTAGATGACTCTGTATTATCCAATACTATTTTAAATACTGTAATTAAAAATGCAGAAAATAGAATTTATAGAGAAGCTGATTCTGATGATAATAGATTTTATGCAACATCTAACTTAGCAGCTGGTAGTAGATATGTAACCATACCATCTGATTTAAGATTTATTAGGTATGTGCAATTAACAGATTCAAATGGAGATCAAACTTTTTTAGAAAAAAAAGATACTAGTTACATGGCTACTTTTTATGACACACCTGGAACAGCTTCAGGTGTTCCGAAGTATTACGCTAACTGGGACGCTAATTTTTGGGTGGTAGCGCCCACACCAAATGCAACTAATTTAATAACTTTAGCCTATACAAAACAACCAGATAGTATTACTACAACAACAGGAGCTACTCCGCCAAGCACAAATGGTACTTATACATCTAATAAATATCAGGATTTACTTTTGTATGGTTGTCTGGTAGAAGCATATGGATACTTGAAAGGTCCTGCAGATATGTTACAATACTACGAAGGATCTTTCAAAAGAGCTTTACAATCGTACGCGATCGAACAACAAGGTCGTAGACGCCGAGACGAATATCAAGATGGTGTTATTCGAACTCCTTTAAAATCACCATCACCATAAATAAATTAAGGAGATAATTAAATGGCAAATATAGTACCTGACTCTTTTAAAACAGACCTACTAAAAGGAGTGTTTAACTTCAATACAAGTGGGACTTCTTTTAAACTTGCTTTGTATACATCTTTAGCTGCTTTTAGTACATCTACTTCAGCATATATTACTACTAATGAAGTTTCTTCATCTGGTACAAGTTATTCAGCTCGTGGAAATGCATTAACTAATAATGCTGTAGATATAGGAAGTAATATTGGATTCGCAGATTTTCAAGATTGTACTTTTTCATCTGTGAGTTTAACAGCAGTAGGAGCACTGATTTATAAAGATGGCGGATCTGATAATGCTGTATTAGTTTTGGACTTTGGTGGATCAAAAACTGCAACTAACGGTGATTTCGTTATTCAGTTTCCAGCGGATAATTCATCTAATGCAATTATAAGACTCGGCAACGCGTAAAATTTTTGGAGTAGTAAATGACGGCATTTGTAATTAACGATAGGGTTAAGCAATCCACTACGACTACTGGCACTGGAACAATTGATTTAACTGGGACTTTTACTAGTCAAGGTTTTGAAACTTTTGTTGCTGGTATCGGGGATGGTGTGCAAACTTATTATGCTATTGTACATGATGGTACAACTGATTTTGAAGTTGGTACTGGAACTGTAACGGATGCAGGGACAGATACGCTTTCAAGACAGTCTGTTATTTCATCTTCTAATTCTGATGCGTTAGTAAACTTTGGTGCAGGAACTAAAACTGTATTCTGTACATTGCCAGCTAAAAAAACTATTTCTCCAGTAATGGATGCAACACCTTTTGTTGTAACTCATGCTTCAACTTTAAGTCTTAATCAAACAATGGACTCTGGAGTTCTTGCAGGACCAGTTACAATTTCAGGAACACAAACAGTAACAGGAACATTGGTAATAGTATAATGAGTAAAGTAGAAGTAGATAAAGTAATACCACAATCTGGAACAACATTAACTATTGGTGATAGTGGAGATACTATTAATTTAGTTGGTACATTACAAAGTAATGGTTCACCTTTACCAGGAGACATTAGTTCAGTAGTCGCTGGAACAGGTTTATCTGGTGGTGGAACAACAGGTGCTGTAACTTTAAATATTGAAGCAGCACAACCTACTATAACTTCACTTGGAACTATAACAACATTTAGATCAACAGGTATTGACGACAATGCTGATGCTTTAGCTATTACTATAGATAGTTCAGAAAATGTTGGAATTAAAAATACAACAATGGCAAGTTTCTCCAACTTACCTGCAACAGATTTAGTTGTAGGAGCAGGAAGTACGAATAGTGGTATTACAATTTATTCTGGTACTTCAAGCGGTTCAAATATTGCCTTTGCTGACGCAACAAGTGGTGATGGAAGAAATCAAGGTATAATTCAATATCATCATAATGGTGATTACATGAGATTTTTCACAAGTGCTTCAGAAAAAGTTCGTATCAGCAGTAATGGAAACATTGGAATAGGAACTACAAACTCTACAACAGCAAAAGTTTATATAGACCATACTGGAGATGTAGATGACAATGGTCTTTATGTATATTCTAATATTGGTCAAACAGTTCCTCTTTTAAGAGTTCTTCAAGATGGGGCAGGTTCTAATCAACCTGCTGTTCATGTTAGAAATGATGGTTCTGCAGGCGGTATACTAATTGAAAAAGGAACTAGTGGAGCAACTGCAAATACTAGTCATAATCAAGTTATAGCAGATGGTTCTGCTAATAGTGGATTTAGTATTCTATCTGGTAATACATCTAATGGAGCAATATGTTTTGGAGATGATGGAAATAATTGCATTGGTTATCTTAATTATACTCACGATGGAAACCATTTAGATTTTGGAGTTAATAATGCAGAACGTATGCGTATTACATCAGCAGGATTGGTGGGAATTGGAACTACATCGCCTGGCTCTCCTTTAACTGTAAGTGGTGGCACAAACAGTACAGTTGTTAATATAAATAATACTGTTTCAGCAACAACTGATTTACAAAATATTTTATTATTACAAAGTAATACTTCTGGTTCATCAGGAGTTGGACATGGTGTTGGTATAGCTTTTAATGCAGAAAGAAATGATGGAAACAATCAAAGATATGGCGATTTTGGATTTTCAGCAAACACAAATTCTGGCACAAGTTTAAAAACTGATTGTATTATTAAATTAATGGGTGGACATGAAGTTTTAAGATTAAAACAAACTAGTGCTGGTTCACAAAATGAAATGATTGCACCTGATTTACTTACAACTGGTACAACATCTAATAGGTATCCTTTATATTGGGTTCATAATGGAACAGTTGGTTCTATACAACCTTATACTGGTTCAGTTAGAGAAATGAAAACTGATATTAATGACATGAGTTCAGTTGATTGGATACA